TATCTGCCATCTTAATATATATTCATACATTTATCCCACCCCTTATTTTCATTTGAGAGTTACAAAACACTTCAAAAATATTCATACTAAAAGACATTTTTCAACTTTTAGCCCATTCTTTTTGCTATTTCATATACAACATTTGCAGTAACAGCATTTCCTGCTTGCTTGTACAGTTGACTATCTGAGCATACACTTGCTGCTCTTTCGTAATATTTATCCGGAAATCCTTGCAACCTAAAGCATTCCTTTGGTGTTAACCTTCTTATATCTCCATTTTTCAAAATTCCATGTTTATCTTGAGCTGTATGTGAACATTGTTCTCCGCTTTCTTTAATTCTACGACCATTTTGTCTTTTATTTACCCTATCGGGCGTTAAAACTGCATTAACTAAAACTCCACTATTATCACAATTTCTATTTGTCACACCTGCATTATATTTTGCTTTAAGGCATCTAGCATTTATTGTTACTTTAGAGTTTTTATTTAAGTCTATAAAGTATAGACCTGTTTTAGCACCTCCACCTCCTGCCTGACTTCTAATACATCTAGCAATCCAACTGCATCATAAATTCTATTTGTACTATGAGTTGGATTATTTAGTTGCTCAAGATTTTTTCTACTTTTTCTTTCGATAGGAAATACTTTTCGTGTACTTCGTCCTCTAAAATGTCCAACAATGAATATTCGTTCTCTATTTTGGGGTACTCCGAAGTTTTTAGAATTAAGAACTTGCCACTCTGCATCATAGCCGATTTCATCCAGTTCAACGAGAACTTTGAGGAAATCAAATCCTCCATTAACACTAAGTAGATTTTTAACGTTTTCAATAAGTAAATACTTGGGTCTATCTTCTTCTTTGAGTTCTCTAATAAGTTTTGTAACTGTAAAAAATAAACTTGAACGTTCTCCTCTGAATCCAAATTGTTTCCCTGCAACAGAAATGTCTTGACATGGGAATCCAAAACACCAGACATCTGCTCTTGGGATATTTTCTGTTCTAATTTCTCTAATATCTCTTTCAAACCATTCATCCTCCTTCGGTTTGTGCATGGCATTATAACTTAAATTTGCGAATTTATCATATTCGCAATGTCCCAAACATTTATGTCCTGCTTTTTCCATCCCTAGCCTAAAGCCACCTATCCCTGCGAATAAATCTAAAAATGTAAGCAATACAACGCCTCCTTATTTTCATTTTTGAGAGTTACAAAACATCTCAATGATAATTTTATTAAAAAACATTTTGCAACTCTCTAAACTGTTTTAATTAGATATTTCTTCTATTCAAATATAAGTTCTTCGCTATCAAGCCACTTTTTAATACCATCTTCACAATCATATTCAATATCATCAATCTTACAGTCATAAATACAACATTCGCATATCTTTTTATCATGTAAAAAATCTATTAATCTATTGATGAATAGTAACTCTTTCTCTTGTAACTTTTCTTTAAGGCTTTTATTTTCTTCTCTTAACACACTAATTTCATTAAAAACATCTAAAAGTACTTTTGAATCAGCTTCATCATTTTCATTTAAATTCAATCTATACTCATAAACTCTACCAGCTATAAAACTTCCTATTACTAATATCACACTAGCTAAGATATTCACTTTTAACCATCTCCTCATATTCTTCTCTAGCCTTATCTATAGCAATAAATATATCCTCTCCATTATCATATAACTCTTTTGCTCTTTTAATTGTGTATTCAGTCCTTGAAACTTCCATTATTCCTCCTCAATATATTCAGCTTTCCAGCCACTTCTTGTTTTAGTTTTCTTTTTAATTGTTTGGTAAACTGCCTGACTCTGTAGTCTTAAAAAACATGCTGCACTATCTATAGAATCAAATATTTTTTCTTCACCAGTTTTGGCATTAATCAACTTTACCTTTGAACCTTTCTTTTTCTTTTTTCTATTTTTATCAACATTAAACTCTATTAACATTTTTTCACATGTTGGAAATATAAGTTCTCCATTTTTTCTTACTCCGTGAACACAACAATATAGTGCTAAGTAATTTCTACATGTAGGGTCATCATCTATGATATTTGTTCCTAAAGAACCACTAAAATATTTTTCAACCTTTAACATTTCAGTAACCTCCCTATTTAACTGGCATTTGAAATATTCTATTTCTATAACTTCTAACCTTATAACTGTCTATAGAATCTGTTCTAGTTCCACCTTCAATAAATCTTTGTATATTATCCAGCACTTGTATAGCCCTTTTTTCATCCTCATACTCACCTATCTTTTTAAAGTTATCCATATCTCCAAACATTGCATATACACATTCTTTATCAACATTTATCCAATCAGCTTTTACTAAATCAGTTTTATCTTGACTTCTAATTATTATCATTCCTAATACCCCCATCATCATTTTTCCTGTTATAATTTTTAAGACTTTCCGCATTTCAAGCCACAATATATCTCTCAATAAAGAATCCCATCCAGATATTATTGTAAAAGTCCCTTCATATTTTACTCTCTCAAACAGATTGTCTATTTCTGTACCCTCGAATGTTACTTCTTCAGCTCTTGTATCATTTATCTCAAAACTTCCCTTATCGCATTCTAAGAACACTTTCTCACACTCATATTTCACTCTTAAACCTCCAATATTTTTTAACTCCTAGGAAGTAATATTGCATAATTACTCCCTAGATTATTTAACTTAATTAAAAAGGTATATCGTCATCATCTATTGCTTGAAAACCTTGTGGGTCTAATCCTGGTGGTACATATTCTTGTTTAGCATTATTATCATTTTTACTAGAAAGTAGTTCTAAAGCATTTACATTAACCTTAGTAATAGATTTCCAGCAACCATTTTCATCTTTGTAATTATATATATTTAACTCTCCAACAGCATATATAGGCTTACCTTTAACAAGATATTGCACTAAATTCTCTACATGTTTTCCTAATTGCTCGCATTGAATAAAATCAGTTATTTTATTTCCATTTTTATCTTTAAACCTTCTATCTACTGCCATTGAAAAGGTTATTTTTGGAGTACCTGAATTTGGAAGGTACTTCAATTCTGCATCTGCAACTAATCTTCCAACTAAAGTTATTGTATTCATTTAACTAGCCCCCTTCTATTTTTCTTCCTGTTCTTCTGTATACTCAACAAAGTAAGTATAAGTTGTCTTGCTATTTTGCTTCTCTCTAGCAACCTTTACTGTATATCCAGCTTTCCCAAGTAATCTTAATAACTCCAATCTATCTTGTTCATTTAAAGAACCACTTCTTTGTGCATATATTCTCGCCATTTTATACCTCCCCTTTTCTAGGAAGCAATATATTGATATTTACTTCCTAGAAGTTTAATTTTATTTAAATTTTTCCTTCTGACTCTTTTTAATAATCTCATCTAGCTCTTTTTCTTCATATTGAGTGAAAGTCTGATTGAAGTTAGCAAACTTATTTTTATTCACATTATGAGTATTCACAGTTTTACTATTAGACTGCTTCTTTTCCTGCTTACTCTTTTTCTTTCTTTCAAATTCATTCTGATATTCTGTAAGTTCTAAAACAGTTTTTACACCTGCTTCTATCCAATTATTTAAGATTGTCTTTACATACTTATAATTCTTAACTCCACTGCCTACAGCTTCATCAACAGCTCTTATTATTACATCAGCTTCCATTCCATCATCTAAGTAACTCATTAACTCTATAAAGTTATTAGGAGTAATCACACCTATATATTTTTCAAAGTATTTTTTTATATAGGTGGTTTTGTCTTTATTGGATTGTTCATTAATAACAATAGTAGTAATATCATTATTTACTTTAAAGTCATTACTTACTACTTCCGTGTTTTCCGGTTTCCGAGAAACCCGGTTTCCGGGAAATCCGGTTTCCGGGAAATCAGTTTTTCGGGATTTTAGCTTCTGAGGATTTTCAAGTGGTATCTCATATACTTCATAATCATACCCTCCAAGCATTTTATTAGTATTAGAATCTCTACAAGGTTTTCTTGTTATATATCCATTTTCTATAAGTTCTTTTAAAATATTTGCTGTAGCATCTCTTCCATTTTTACTTCTCTTGCAAAGGTCATTAACATAGATTTTCCAGTGGTCGGGCTTACTAATCAGATATGAATGTAAACCTTTTGCTTGCCAGCTTAATTTTACATCTTCCAAACAAGTTTTATTTAAAACTACATATGGATTATCTTTGTCTTTGCTTACTCTTATAATCCCCAATACTATCACCTACTCTTGTTTTTGCTTCTCTAAAATGCTCTTATATCCATTTAAAACTTTCTCATACTCTTGCTTAGTCAAATCTACTGCTAACTTTCCAAACTTCTTATATACTTCACTATCAACTCTATTTTTATCTTTTTCTATAGATTCTCCTAGCGAATATAGTGTATTTAATTCACTCTCATTAACTTCTTTTTTTTTCTGCTCATTTCCATGTTTATTTGTTGCATCACTATCTTTTGTATCATCAATACAAAATAATCCATTTAAAGCGTACTTTCTTGCATAACTTGATACACTTCCAGTTACTTGTGCTAAATCCATACCTTTTTTAGTTTCATCTTCTCTAGCTAATGCCTTTGTAGATACTTTCTCTCCTGTTTCTGCATCTATTAAAGTTGCTGTAGCTTCTACATAAAATCTATTTCCTATCTGAACAATATTATCATCCAATATAACTAATGCTTTTTCTTCCTTTAGAATAGGTTTTAAACCTTCTAGTATATCCTCACAACTCCTATAGTTGTATTTACCAAAGCTATTAAATTGACTTTTAGGAGCTTTTAAAGTACTCTGTATATTTACAAGTTTTATATAAACATTATTAGTTTCCATGGTCCTCACCTACTCTTTTTTAGCTTTTGGAATTGTTAGTGTAGTTCCATATTCAATCCTGCAACCTTCAACCTCATGACCTTTTTTAATAAAGTCTTTAATGATATTCTTATCTACTTTTACAACTTGCTCTACTGTTTTATATATAGCAGGTATCTTTTCTTCATCTTCTATGACTAAGCTACCTGCTGACTTTCTTATACTTATATTTCCTAAAACTGTTTCTACTTTTTTAGTACCAAGTAATTCCATACAGTCTTTTATATTGCTTTTTAATCTATCAAGAGTATTCTTTTTGACCCTTTTTAACTCTTGCAGTCTTTTAATCTCTGAATCTATAGAGTTTATATCACTGTCAATGTTTAATATTACTGAAACTATCCTAGTGTTTTTATTTTGTATCTCTTGTTTTATTATTTCTTTTATTTCCTCTAATTTTTCAGCTTCATTTCCTGTTATCTCTGTTAAACCTTCCTCTATTTCTAATAAATCTGTAGTTAATTCATATAAAGTACTCATAATTTCCCTCCATTTATGCTATAATTAACTTAATTAAATTTTGATATATTTATTTGAATTGAGCCACGGCAATGGCTCTTTTCTTATATCTGAACATCTATAGGTTTATCTCTTTCAAGTTCTTCTAAAATTAATTGAAATATCTTGTAATCCTCACTTTCTTCATGTTCCTTTGATTTAATCTCTAAATTTATACCACCTAAAATATTTTCAATAGCATATTTTACTCTTTCCCATGCAACTTTTTCTCTTAGATATTCTCTCATGTGTATATCATCTATTAAACCTCTATCCTTATTTTCAAGTTCCTCATAAAGTTTGCTATTTTTGTTTATCTCTAATTCAGCTAAAACTAATTGTTTTTGAACCATTTTTTTTATTCTTTTTAAACTTTCCATAATTAATCCCCCTTAATTTAATCTCTATTTTGAACTAATCCTACTAAACATATTGCAAATAAACCTACCATTATTAAAGCAGCCATTTTATTTCCTCCTAAGATAAAATTTTAATCTCATAATCACCATCTTGAATATCTTCTGTTATTAAGGCTTGATACTCCATACAGCCTCTACCTTCATCAAAGTATGCTAAATTTAATTCTTTTTCTGTTGCTACTACTACTATACAATCAATTTCAAAACCAAATCTTTTGCAATTTACTTTTACTGCATTTCCTACTTTAATTGTTTGTAAATCAAATTCTTTTACCAATTTAACCATTATTTGACCTCCTTATTT